GATTATGAATCATATCACATTCGTTTGATTGCCAAATTGATTGGATACGAATTTCCAAAAGGGATTACTGCTCACCAACACTTAGCGGATTTATATGGAACGGATTATGAAACGGCAAAGAAGATAACCTTTACTTATCTTTATGGGGGATTAGATGATAATGCCCGTAAGATTCCATTCTTTCAAAAGGTAGAAGGATATGTTAGGGAACTATACAAAAAGTTCATAATCTCCGGCCGTTTAACGACTCCTCTATATAAGAGGGAAATTCATTTCTCAAAAATAGAGGGAGCGACTGAACAAAAGGTATTTAACTATCTTCTTCAGGCATTGGAAACCGAAGTGAACTATATGAAGATACCAAAGGTGTTAGATTTTCTGAGTGATAAAAAATCAAAAATGGTACTTTATACTTATGATGCGTTTCTTATAGATACCCATCCTAGCGAAAGGGATGAGATTTTAGGTCATTTGCCTACGATAATGGAGGAGGGTGGATTCCCTGTCCGAGCATACGAAGGAACTAATTACAACAATTTAGTAGTAATAGATTAAAAATTTATATTTATATCATATAATTATATTCAATTAATTAATAGAAAAATGTCAATAAATTTCCAAGAAATCCTAAAAGAATTAGAATATCGCGTAGAACATGGTATTATTGATTTAACCAAAGAGGAACAAGTTACAAAATTAGTACAAATATTAAGAGAAAATGGTGTTTCTGATGCCAATGAAATGGCTCAAAAGGCTAGAGTATATTTTTCTTATATTAATGAAGAAGATGTTGTAAAGAATAAAAAAACAGGTAACGTTTATGTGGTTAAAAAGATGGACCCATCTAAACACATAAAACCAACTCCTAAAGAAATACAAAAAGCTAAACAAGCAAATGGTGGACAATTGCCATCCGATAAATCAACAGCACCTGCACCTGTAAAGGGAGCAAATGTATTTGGTAAAGGAACGGGTGCAAATGTATTTGATAAACCATCAAAACCTGCAGCAGGTGGAAAACAAGGAATAATCGGTGGTAAAGATAAAACTCTTGCTAAAGTAGATACTCTGCGTAGTAAAGCATTTTTATCAAAACAACAACCTGATGATGCAACGTTTTCAGCTAAGAATAAGAAATTTCAAGTAGGGCCTCCTCCTCCGCCATACAAAATACCAAATGATGTAATCAAAAATGCTAAAGTTCCACCAAGACACTTAAAAGCATTGGAGAGAATGATGAACACAAGAGCAACTGGTGAAACTGCTAAATGGTCACATTTTTCTGATTTACCAGGTGGAGCAGGGCAGATTTCAGCACAAGCGGGTGAATTGATGACTATGATTGGTACTACTATGGATGATAAATCTGCAGCTGCATTTTATAAATCATTATTGGATCATGAATCTGCGCAATTAGCTAAGAATCCTAATTTAAAAAGTGAAGGAACGAGAGTTGTAACTAAATCTTGGATTGTTGCGGCTATGAATAATAGAAAAGCTATTAGAAGTAGATTAGGTAAAGAATATCCTGGAGCAATAATTGAAGCAGGTGCATGGGATACACAAGGTGAGGTAGAAGCAATGGGTTTAACTGATTACAAAAAGAACAAAGGATTTTCAACCGATGCATACTTTAAAATAAAAACTAAAAATGGTGAATCTATTTTAGATGAAGTATCTTTAAAGAAATCAACGGCAGTAAACTTCTTAAATTCAGGTACAGGTAAATTATTGGAATGGGATAAGAATTTGCCAGATGATATCAATCCAAACGTTTATCAACAATCAGAAAGAAAGAACCTATTAACATTTGGTTCTAAAAATATTAAAGCTTTGAAAAAAGCAGCTTTAAAAGATAAAGAATTACAAGCTACTTTGAAAGCTAAGAAAATGACATTAGAAGAGGCATTATCTAAATTACAAGCCGGTAAAGGTTCTCGTGATATTAATAAAGTTGTAATGGCATCTATATCTTCAGCTGCAAAGCAGGGAGATGCGGCTTCTAAGAAATATTTAGATTTAGTACAAAAGAATCATAAAGAACATCAAAAAGCAGTAATAACTGCATTGGGTACTAATAAAAAATTAAAGCAAGGTATGCTTGAATCTATTAGACAAGAGTTTCCATTGAAAGCAGTTGGTGAGGGAGAAGAATCAATGGCAATTGGACCTAACTCAATGGATAGAGCAATTTTAACAAAAATATTTAATACATCTGATTTTGAATTAATCAAACAAGGATTAGTTGCTGTTACAAACGAAGAACCACCTTATTTAGCATATAGAGCTGGTACATCTAAGAAAGTAATACCTATCGCAACAATCGGTGTTAGAGAAGATGGTGTAGGTTATGGTGGTCAGATTAAATTTGAAATGCAATTAGATAGGCGTTTTGCCAAAATATTGGAACAAGCTAACAAAGAAATTTACGGATAATGAATACACAACTACTTTGCCTATTTACGACAAAGGAGGAATTAGATAATTCAGTTGATTTTATATTAACAAATTATATTCTAACAAACCCAAACGTTTTCATCTTAGAAAGTAAACTAAGACCTGAAGAAGCTTTCATTACTTTTAATGTAGAGAAAGGTTCATCTGCTATTCCTTCCGAATGGAAAACTATTTTAGTTCATAGAAAGAAGCAATCAAATACCATCTATACTATTAACGCTTTAAATGAAGTTGTTAAATCTAAAACAGGTGGACAATTAGATAATTCATATATTATTGATTGGGAAGAATTTAGAAATTGTATATTAACCACATCTAATGTAGGATATAAAAAAATCCCTACAAAAGTTTTCAAAAGTTTTAATACTGAAAATTTGGAAAAGTAAATATTATTTCTTATATTTGTGAATATGAAATTCAAAGTATTAGAAATACATACTCCAAGTCCGCAGGATATTTTCGAAACGCATAGAAAGGAAATATCTAAAGCAATCATTGAAGCAATTGCATATGGAGTAGATAAGAAGAGAAAAAAAGTTACATTCGCCAAAGTTATAATAGGTGGATTTGTTTGTATTTCTTTATCAGTAGATAAAAAAGAATTCATAGAACTTATTGATGAAAATATTAAAACTCTAATTGAATATGAGGAGTATGAAACATGCGCATTAGGAACTAAAATTAAATCTAAAATACAAGAAAATGAAAAAGTTACTGAAAAAAATCGAATTTTGGTGTGATATCCATTTAGTATATTTCCTATATAATGGGAATAAGACACAACGTTACTATGATATGTTGGAAAAGAAGTGGGGATTAAAAAAATAATTTATGGCACCAAAACAAAAAGAGGGAGAATTTTATATTGGAGATGGCAGTCATTTGACAATAAAAAGTAGTACTATTGTTGAAATGCATGACCATTTAAAATTAATGATAGGGGATGGGGAAAATATATCATTGGATGTCAAAATATTAGCGGATTTTGAAAAAATACCATCACAATATCATCAATTATTTTGTCAAATGATGATGGTTAGATATGGTGGGATGGTAAATATTTGGGATAATACCCAACCATTTGCTAAGCCGGTAGTTAATAAAAAGAAATGGTATCAATTTTGGAAATCAAATAAATAAAAAATAAGTTATGTCAGAAGTACAACCAAAAGAATCAGCAATAGAGTATTGCGAAGAAGTGTATCCACAAACCTGTGAAGAGTTCAAAAATATTTTAGACGAGATGTATACTACATTTTGTAAGAAACAAAGAAACTATGGACCGGGTAATATTTCAGTAGGAACGCCATTGGCTACCAAAGAAGATATCAAATTATCCCTAAGTGGATTATGGTTCAGAAAGAATGATAAAATTAATAGATTAAAACAAATGGTTGTATTAGGTCAGCCTGATGAAGTGGGTGAATCAATCGAAGATACATACCAAGACCTTGCTGTATATTCCGTAATTTCACAATTAGTGAATAGAGGAAAATGGGCAAAATAATTTGGAATTGTAAAAAATAAGTGTTATATTTGTAATATGGATATTAGTAAATTTTTAGTAGATAAGTATGAAACCGAGCAATATGATTATAAGATATTGATTTACGGAAATTATACATTTAGAGATAACTTAGAAGCCGATTCATTGGTTGAGGTACTTCGTAGAGTTATTCCGTTTATGAGTGAAAGATGGAAAATTCACTTTACAATTCTTATACCTGAATTTGTTAAATCACTAAACTTTCCAAATGTAGAACAAAGGATTTATGCCTTACCTACATACATCAATCAAATGCGTACTCACTTTGATTCAACTCAATTTATGAAAATCGTAGATTGGAAAAGAAACGATTGGGATATCATTTATACACACTTACCAGAACATACAAATCAAATAGCAAATTGTATATTCAATAACACAAATATAGCTCCAAAAATTATTGGATACTCACATTGGTTTGAAGTGCCTGAAAATGCACCTTACGCTAAAAATATGTTAGATTCATCTGTGGCAGGTTTGCTACAAATGGATGAATGTGGTGTTAATAGTGATTGGTTAAAACAACTTACAATTAAACATGCAGCAAAACATTATAACCAAGATGTATTGGATAAGTTACAAACTATCATCCAACCCCATTATTTGGGAGTTGATAGAGTCAATCCCCGTAATGTATCTGACTATACGGACAAGACTGTAATTTTTAATCATAGAGATGCCGGATATACGGGATGGGAATGGTTTGTAAAATGTGTTGATGAAATTTGGGAAAAAAGACAAGATTTCAAAGTATATACTACATTAGCACAAATCGATAGGCCTTGGAATGAAAGAGTTAAATTGACTGGCAGAGATGAGTATATGAATTTCTTATCTAAAGTTAAATTTGGTGTAGGTACATTTCAAACATATTCAGCTTGGAGTATTTCAACAACCGATGGTTTTTCAGTAGGATGCCCTTATTTACTTCCAAATGGTTTATGTTATCCTGAAATGGTTAGTGTAGCAACTGACCCGTATCCATATCTTTATGATGGTAGAGAAGATTTCATTAAACGATTCAATGAGATGTTAGATAATCCAATTACATATGATACAACCGAATTGGCTAAAAATATGGTTTGGAATGAAAGAATTGCCAAATGGTTTAATAGTTGGGAAAATGTATTTGATTTGAAAGTAATGAGTGATACCGAATCGTTGGGTAAAATCAAAGAATACATAAAAACTAAAGGATTTGTTACAAAAGAAGATATTCTAAAATATATGGGATGGGGTGTTCGTATCAAATGGAACACATATAGGAACGCTTTGAGGCTTATTCCTGAAATTAAATTCACAAAGAATGGCTACGAGTGGATTTCATAATCCATTGGTAGTCAATCAGTTATAAAAAAGACACTAAAATATTTGGAAATATCAAAAAATTGTCGTATATTTACTAATATAACACTTAAAACTTAAAACTTAAAACGAACAATTATGACTTTAAGCAAAACGCTACAAGCAAAGATTTCTAAAGATAAGGAAATCGAAAAGTACATCAAATTACTTCAGGAAAATCAAACTGAAATCTTTATGTATAATTACAATCTCAATTACAATTCGGCAATGGAATCCAAAAAAATGGATTTAAAAACCTATATTGATGAGTATCATCCATATTTAGCAGTAGATGATGATTTGGTACAACGTATCTTTGATAGATGGTTACCTGCTGCAATTCAATCGTATTTAATCGATTTAGTTACGGGAAATGCCGTTAAGGATTTAATTCTAATAGCAGATATTCAATCAATAGTAGATGAAATTGAAGAGCAATTGGAAAATACGGATGAAGATGATATTCAAAAAGTAAATGCATTGAATGAGAGTTACAATTATTTCCAACAATTTTTGGAAGATGGTAAAAAATACTTATTAATCGATGGTAAGCATAGAGATGATGTTATTGAAGGATTTTTCTTTCCAGGTACACCAGGTAGAACTTTAGAAGAGAAAGTTATATTTACAGATGGTAGATTTGCAGATTTGTTTATAGATTCAAAAACAAATTTACCTCAAAATGTAATTGGTAAATCATTTCAACAATTACCGGATGCGTTACAAAACGATATTTACAAAAGACCTATATTGGTAACAATTATCAAAACAGGTGATATCAAAAGATTACAACAACATTTTGTAAGTACAAACTCGGGCTTAAAATTGTTTCCAATGGAAATAAGAATTTGTTCAATGAGTGATGTTGCTAGATTCGTTAGAGAAATAACAAACAAGGAACTTAATCCGAACAATTGGTTATTTTTTAATGAAATGGATTCACTTAAAGGTAGTGATGAAAAATCAATCCTTAAAAAAGGTCATTTGCTATTATTATCAAATTTAATTAATTATTATTTACATTTAGTTAAAGATAATAGCTCAAAAGATTTTACAACATCCGAAGCATTGGATAATTTATTTTCTTATGATTTCTCATTATCAAGCGATGATAAATCGAAAATTAAAGATATAGTTAAAAGTATAACTATTGGTGGGTTCGAAGTATATACATCGGATACTAAATCTAAAAAAGCTTCTAAGAAGAAAAAAACACAAAAGTTAATTAGATGGTCTTGGTCTGATTATGTTAATATGTTCATTTTGTATTCAAATGCAATTACTGGTAAAACTTGGAAATTAAATAACGATAAAAAAGTTGTTGAAATATTACAACCTAAGTTATTTTGTGATAGTATGCTTGATATAATTAGAGACTTAGAAGAAAGAGATTATTGGGTGGTAGATGCAGATGGAAACATTCAGCAAGTATTTAAACCACAAACAAATAAGATGGTTAATTATAAAAACCCTCACTCATTTGCAGCAGCTAATAGCAATCACAATAAAGAAAACATGAACAAAAAGCATAATATGCTTAGTAGTGAATTTGATATTAGATTGGAATCGTTAATTGAAGCTGGTGTTATTCGTTTGATTGAAAAAAAGAGAACGGAGAATTTAAAGAATAAAAGAATATCAGCTACAAAGAGTGGTAAGAAAGATGCATTTACAGGAGCACCATTAACATGGGGACAGATTGATTCTGGTAAAACTGTAAACGCTCATATTGAAGCTCATAGTGGTGGAGGAACGGAAATGGTTGTTGGTTTAAGTAAGCCAAATGCTTATTCAAAAACCGAAACATTATATAGTGAAAAGATTAAAAACTTATCTACAAAATAGTTTGGTAATAACAAAAAATAGTTGTATCTTTGTTGTAACAAAAGCCAAAAAGTTTATATTTAAATATAGGAATATATCGATATAAACCTCAACTTTAAAAACAATTTTCTAAAACTTAAAACAAAAAAAGCAATGGACATTTCATTAGCACTGAAGAGATTTAGCTCTCTTCAAAACAACACAAAGAAGTCGGATTCAATTTGGAAACCGGCAAACGGAAAATCTCAAATCCGTTTAGTACCTTACAAATTCAATAAGGATAATCCTTTTATCGAATTGTATTTTCACTACAACATTAACAACAAAACTTATTTGAGTCCTATCTCATTTGGTAGACCTGACCCAATCGTAGAGTTTGCAGAAAA